CGCACCTGGAACAGACAACACACCCTGATTGTTAATACGATCTCTATACTGTTGCGCAGCCTGCGGTCCCCGAGTCCGACGAATCGTGTCCATCGTCGCACGGTAATAATCATCCGTCCGATCCCGTAAACCAAAACCCATTAGCAAACTGTTCATAAAACCTACGTCAGCATCACCGTCGTTAGCCTCGTTGTTGCTAGAAGTATTAACGTTGGAGGCTGAACCTTGACCCCCGGACCCTGAAAACAAGTTTCTAAAAAAATCAGCTATTGGGTTGGACTGTTGTTCTTCGTTTTCCATGTGACACCTTTTCTTGCTTCTTGGGGGTACAATACAATAAACTCAAATGAAAATACAGGGGCAATTTTTTTGGGGGTCTAGGGAACCTACTTGTGTTCTACTTACAAGTGCAATGGAATTACCCCCGAATGAATTTATCAAACCTTGTATATATGTCGTATATAACAGTATTGCCCCCCGAAAAGGGGGGATCGGGGGCGCGGATCGGGCAAAAACCTGCAAACGATTTGCCAAAGTTACCCCATTGATCGCGTCAATAGGTGAGTTGATAGGTGAGTTGATAGGTGAGTTGATAGGTAAAAAAGTTTAAATTAATTACAATTAATTGCATTTTTTATATTTACATTTCTAAAAAAATATTTCATAGTTATTTTATCGGATCAATACTGATTCGTTTTAACTAACTAAAGAGAGAGAGAAATAATGTTACCTAAAGAAAAAACATTTAGAGAAATTATAGAACTCGAAGATCAGATTGAACAGTTAAAAGATCGTATCGACGAGCTAAAAGATAAAGCAATCGTTTATAAGTGGGCATCATTAGAGGCTATAACCAGAACATATCAGCCAGATAAAAAATGGTGGCAGGAAAATCAGCCTGAATTATACAAAGAAATGATTAAGCATTATATTGCTAAAACAGGGACTAGGTTTAGTGATAAAGGCTATAAGCTAAAACTGCGTAAGCAAGTAGCAGCAGAAAACAAAGAAAAAGCTAATACATAATCAATCGGGAGGCCTCGGCCTCCCTTCAATAAAAGAGAGAGAAAAAAACAATGCAAAATAGACCATTGTATAAAATCGCAGCTGATATCAAAGCAGACTGGCAAAAAGTAAACTATGCTGCTTTACCATACCTCGATGCAATGCAACAGCTTAACAGTATCGACGATAACTTTATCTTAGATAGCGCCAGATCAATTGTTAGGTACTTTCTATCTAACGCCACTACATGGCGCGGGGAAAAAGCTAGAGAGATCAAAGCTGAACTAAAAGCTATGATCTAAGCATATCAGAGATGAGCCAGGCAACTGGCTCATCCGTGATGCGCTTAGCATCGGTTAAAGAGAGAGGAAAATAATGACAAGTAGACAAATAAGGGAAATAGCTGCCGACATACAATCTAATTGGAAATATGCACCAAAAGACGCCAGACATTCCATTGAGATAATGTTACATGTCGATCACATCGAAGATGATTATCGAGATGATTATGAGACTGGTTTAAATAGGCTTCCTAGTTATCTTGGGTGTGACGATGCAAGGTCTATCGTTACTAGTGTTTTAAACTGGATAAAACACAATTGGCGCGGGGAAAAAGCGAAAGCGATTAAAGCTGAACTAGAAACTATACTCAAGGAAAAAACATGATACGAGAACTAATGAAAGGGATTCTAATATTCCTAATACTATTCGCCGGAATCTTTTTACTATACGGAGCTGCGGTACTATGAGCACTGTAAAAACAATTAAACTAACACAGGCGCAGCTGAACATGTTGCGCGAAGCTTGGAATGAATACAGCGGTGCTTTCTGGGAGGAAGTAGACCAAGGCGAAGATAAACGTAAGATTAAAACATTTGAAACTATAAGAAAAAAATTATGGGAATAAAACACTATGAACAGTCTATTATATTCCGCCGTTGTCTTAGACGATGACAATCGAGCCAAGTTAATTAAGTTCGTTGACGGGGTTAAACCAACCCCGTCAACTTGGAAACGTATTGCGCATCATATGACGATAGGATTTAAGCAAGCCGTGCCGGATCATCTAAGAGATGACATCGGCAAGCCCGTGCAGCTGACTGTTACAAAGATAGGTATTTCAAAAGATGCGATTGCTGTTAGAGTAGACGGCTACCATAGCAGCAATAAGATACCGCATATTACAATAGCGATACCTGAAGGTGGGAAACCATTTAACTCAAACCTAATTGAAGACTGGCACGATGTCAGGTTTCCTGACGGCGAACTTGTAGAGTTTCAAGTAACGGGAAAGGTTAAAGAAATATATTCATAGAGCCGCGAGGGGTTAGCTACTCCTCTAGTCGGTGGGCAGATCACCGATGATTGAAGTGTGTCGCAGCACAAAAAAAAGGCCGATGGTAGTAACCCGCAGACCAAGCTGCGTTAAAGATGGGAATAAGGGTTGTAGGGCGCGAAAGCGTGACGTTTGAGTGAAACGGTAGTGCTGTGCACAGTGCCCGTAAGCAAGTCCACCACCGTTGAAGCCCTCCCATCCTTGTAAAAAATCCCTGGCCCAGGGTTACCGGGCATTTTCCTTCTCTCTACACCAGGGACTTGTTCCCTGGTGTTTTGTTTTAAAAGGCGCAGGAAAGGCGCAAGATAAAAGGCGCAAGATAAAAGGCGCAGGAAAGGCGCAAGATAAAAAAGAAATAACTTGTATAAAACTTTAAAATTTAATAGACTGAACCTATCAACTAAAGAGAGAGAGAACATGAAATCAGCTATCATTTACAAAGGGCCTAGCTTATTGGATGATAAACCAATCGTAGTTATTGCTACCTATTCTAATCGCAACACGAAGACTGGCAAAGTAGTCCAGACTTATATATTGCGCTCGGATATCAATCCACTTGAAGCTTCAAAGACTGGCGAAGACTATTCTATTTGTGGCGATTGCCCAATGCGCGGCGAAGTAACAAACAACCCCGATAGAAAACAAGCTAAAAACCGCAAATGCTATGTTAATTTAGGGCAAGGCGTTTTGATTGTATGGAAAGCTTACAAACGCGGGGTTTATCAAATTGGTAATGCCGCGGAAATGGGTCGCGGGCGTTTTGTCCGCGTCGGTACATATGGCGATCCCGCCGCTGTTCCGTCGCACGTTTGGGATGACCTTTTATCCGAGTGCGAAACGTGGACGGCGTACACTCACCAGAAACCGTGGCGACCAGATATTGCAATGCAGTCCGCCGATAGTCACACCGAAGCAATTATGCATTGGAAAGCAGGTCGGCGCACCTTCCGAGTTGTCGCGGATCTAGGGCAGATCGACAAGGCAAACGAAGCCTTGTGTCCTGCATCCAAGGAAGCAGGGCGACGGGTACAATGTACCGCCTGCAAACTATGCAAAGGATCGAGCCAAGCAAAATCAATAGCAATAGTGGAGCATTAGAAAATGACAAAAGAACAAGCGTGGAAAATAATCGGTAATCAACCCAGATGGGCAATTAAAAATATGATTAAAGCGTTAAGTTTGCATCCCTGGAAAAACACTAACGAAGATAAATTAAGAATTGAAGCAGGTAAGATTTGTCTTAAAACTAAAAATCCAAGGTATGAATAAGATTTTAAACAGCAATCCTTGAGGGAGCCACTGGCTCCCTTTTTTATGGTAAATCTTTTTAAAAAACTTTACCCTCTTTTCATGACATTCCAAGCTACAGACATACAAGGGCGCAAGACAAGGCGCAGGATCAAGGCGCAAGATGCTCCCACAAGGGCGCAAGGTTCTTGAACCGTGCACCTTCAGTTTCAAAGATACCTTTTTCCAGTAAATCGACCCCTTTTTCACCCTCAAATAAAAATATGTCGCTTGTAGAGAGGTGCTTGACTAAGTAAAAACTCTTACCGCCTCTTGCCCAATATGCAGTATGCCACGCAATTTGATGAGGCGAGATCTTTACTTTATTGCTTTTTGCTGTCTTCAATTCCATCCAGAACGGAAACCCATCCCAGACAATGTGAACATCGGGAACACCACCCCCATGTTTATTTTCTATTCGGGTTGCGAATGCTTTACTCGGGAGACTTTTCCGAATTGTGCTCCAAAAGTTCGCCTCTGGACCTCTGCTCATCTGGGGTTATATCCTTTGCTGTTCCATCTATGACAAACGCTTGAGGATATTGCTCTTGAAGTTTTGCTAATCGTGCGACTATTTCATCTCTGGATAGTTGATCCATGGTGTTGATGTTTTCTCTTCTATCGATAGTCAAACCACCCAAAGCTGACCTTATCTTTTCAGCATTGATTGCGGCAGAAAAATGACCTGCCTCTTCTGCGCCCAAAGAAAGTTTGTGTAGTCTTTCCAATTGACCCAACGTGGTCACACCATATCGACGTTCTCTTTCTTCTCTGAGTTCTTGGATATACTCCACAACGTGTGGATAATCCCGACCATTTAAAAGTCTTGATGCATGATCTTTCGCTTGATTAGGGAGATAACCTGCCTTTCGTGCACATTCAGTGTTCGAATATATTCCCTCAACAATGTGTCTTGCAAAAGTTCTCTGTCGATTTGTCAGTTGTCGATTATGTTTGTCTTCGACCTTCTTTTTTATCGATGTCATATTTGCCTCTCGTTGCCCTGATTTGCAAAGTATTCCTATATAGAGGAATTTTCCAGAGAAATCAGAAAAACTTTCAAACAAAATGTTAGCTCTGGGCTGTGTTTACACTTTAACTGTAAACAGCAGATAGTAAGTGTAAACAGAAATATCTTTTGAAACATCTTATTTATATGAGTGTGTTTACAGTATTTACAGTATTTACACCTGATTTAAATGAAAAAAAAAAAAAAACAAAATTTTTCTGGAAAACCCCCTATAGTGTAAATTTTGTATTTGACACCAGTTGCCAGTCGTGTATTACTTGTAATTATTAACAATTTAATTAAAGAGAGAAGGAACTAAACAATGAACTTAGAAATGAAATCAATCAAGCACTTTGCATCTGGTAGTCAGGAAACTTATTGCTACACCGCAGTCGTATATCTGGACGGCAAACCATTTGCTGATGTCAGCAACGATGGTCACGGTGGATGTGACTATGTGCACGCTCATGACAAATCACCATTGATCAAGGTCAAAGGTGCATGGAACAAGAAGTATCAACAGATAGAAGAGTACCTCAAATCATTACCCAACCTTGACGTTGGCGTTCACGATTGGATGCCAGAAGGTTTGTCTCAGAGTTTTGAATTGTGGTGTGGTCAGCAAGTAGAAGATATGCTTCACAAGAGAGACATGAAAAGAACTTTCAAGAAGTGGAAAGTTGTAAGACGCAAGTGTGACAAAGAGGGCAAGGTTTATATGTTCAACCACCCACACGATCACAAATCCACAGCCATTACTTATCGTT